GTGCTCGCACGGACACGGACGCTTGAAATTCAGCGATTCACGGCCATCTATGCCGACCCGGAGATGTTTCCGTCGGCGAAGTCAGAACGGCGCGTGATGGAAGCCGAAGCCCCAAGTCGAATCTTCGCCCGATCTGGCTTGCCGATGATCCCGAGTGGGTCGAATCTCATCCACGGATGGTCGCGCGTTCACGACTACCTCCGACTGGCGCCAGATGGCCGGCCATGGCTCGTGATCGACCCGTCATGCTCGGCGCTTGTGCGGACGCTGCCGGCGATCGTCAAGAAAACCAACGACCCAGACGACTGCGAAGGCGAACTCTACGCGGCACACGCCCTGAGAATCCTCTTGTCGGCCCGTCCGGCGCCGTCGTCACTCTCGGCGCCGAAGAAAGCCTACGCCTGGGGCACCGTCGGATGGTTGCGGAACCGGGACCAACCGAAGCGTGGACTTTTGACCAGATAGTGCTATGGTATTGTGAGCCGTCTTTCTATGGCCGACGACACTCTCGCGCCACAACCCGTTGCGGACATTCCGGCGGACCCGTTCGCCTGGACGGAGGACCGCAAAAAGCTCTGGAAGGGTCTGATCGACAAGGCGCTTGAGATCCAAGAGCAGTACCATCCGTGGTGGGAGCAGGCGCTCAAAAACTATCAGCCGTCGGTCAAGGAAAACCCGCGCGAGTACTCGCTGGAAGTTCGCACAAATCGCTCGTTTGCCATCGTCGAGCGCAAAAAGGCCGACATGTTCTACCAGCGGCCCGATGTGCAGGTGAGTCCGTCGAAGTTGCTCGAAGCGATCCCGAACAATGCGCCGATGGCGTCGGCCCACGCGACGATCATCAACGACAAACTGGGCCGGCACGGCGTCAACGCGAAGTCACTAGCCCGCGATTGCGTGTTTGCCTACGAACTGTTTGGCGCCGGCTGGTCGAAGATTTTCTACCGCGCCCACACGAAGGTCGTGGAGCAACCGGTCCGCGATCAGATGGGCCAACCTGTGACAGATCCGGTCACGATGGCCCCGGTCACTGAGTCTGTCCCGGTCGTGATCAAGGCCGAGTTCGGATGGGAGCCGATCAGCAACAAGCAAGTCTTGATTCCCGCCGACTTCCGCTCGACCGACTTCGACAAGGCGCCCTGGCTCGGCATGCGGTTCACGATGAGCACGCGCGAGGCTCGCCTGATCTGGGGCGACAAGATTCCCGAGGGATTCAAGGGATCGACTGGCGGGTCTGGGAAGCCGCAGTTCTTCGCCAGCGGCGCGCAGCCGGATACGCTCGGAGAACTCGCGGCCGATCTCGTCACCGGCACCGAACTCCACTACCGTTCGATGCTGTTCCGCGATGACATCGTGCATCCGGACCATCTGACGAAGCTCGTCATGATCGATGGGATTGACGAGCCGGTCGAGGAGCGCGATTCCCCGGACCAGACGCTTGATCCGCAGGGCCGGCTGACGCCGGACTCCCTCATTGGCTATCCGTACCACGCGCTCGTTATCCGCACGCTCACGGATTCGGCCTACATCATGAGCGATGTGGCTGTGGCGTTGCCACTGACGCAGGAACTCGACAAGTATCGGTCGCAGGGCGTCCGCCAGCGAGACATCAACCTCCTGAAGTTCGTTTACGACACGAGCAAGCTCTCGCCTGACGATGTGCAGAAGCTTGTCGGGAGCGAACAGGGTGGACTCATCGGTCTTCCGGCGGAAGCCTTCGCCGATCCGAACGGCCCCATCCGGCCCCTCCAGAACGCACCTGTTCCTCCCGACAACTATGCGATGAGCGCGGCGCTCGATCATGATCTGTCGCAAGCATTTGCGATTGATGCGGTCGCATCGGGCACGACGGCCACGGGATCGCAGACAGCAACCGAATCGAATCTCCGACAAGCGAACGTGAATGTCCGGCAAGGCTCCGAACAGGGATTCGTCGCGGACTGGTACGTCAGTGGCGTCGAAAAACTCTCGGCCTTGATTCAGAAGTACCTCTCGGTTGAAGATGCGGCAGAAATTGTCGGTCCGCAGTCAGCCCAAGCGTGGGATTCGTGGCGGAAGACGATCCCGGCGCGACTGGCGTTCACCATGACGCCCGATTCGAGCCTTCGGAACGACACGCCGCTTGAACGGTTGCAAATCCAGAATTTGTTTACCTATCTCGCCAACGATCCGACGGTGAATCGGCGGTACTTCCTCGAAAAGGTGCTTCAGAAGTTCCACATCGATAGTTCGCGGGCACTCTTGACGGCCGAACAGATGCCCAAGCCGAAACAAGAGGAGCCGAAAGTCTCACTCTCGTTCAAGGGCGAGGATCTGAGTCCCTTGTCCCCGCAATCGCCAATCGTGCTCGATATTCTCATGAAATCGGGGATGCAGATCGACCCGGTTGCGCTCGTGCGCGCGCAGGATCTCGGCCAGCAAGCCGCCGCGCGTCAAGTCGTCGAAGCCGCTGCGTCAGCCGTCGGCGAGGAGAAGCCGGGACAGCCAGAACATGGCGGGAAGGTCGCTCAGCTTGAGTCGCTCGACAAGCACGCCACGGATATCACGGGCGGAATGCAAAACAGCGGCGAGATGATGCCCGGTATGGGCGGAGGACAGCCCGGAGGGGCGCAGTAGTATGCCGGTCTATGATAGAATAGCCGCATGGATAAGCGGTGCGGGAGATGCAAAGAGTCGAAAAGCGTCAACCAGTTCGGGCTGGACAGGCGAACGTTTGATGGCCTAAAAAGCTCGTGTAAATCGTGCCGTGCGATTGACGGGAAGAGGCTCCGAGAAGAATTAAAGACGCCCGGTCCTAGGCGCGATCGATATTTACGATATCTGCGCGACTGGCAGTCTAAGTCTAGGGAGGATAGGCCGGAATATCACAACGCGCTTGCCAGGAAGTCACGAGAGAAAAGAGGTAAAGCCGTTAGGAGTGAAGAAGATTGGCGGTCTAAGACGTGGTGCAAGTTTGGTCTAACTCAAGACGAGTACGGCGTGATGTTCGAGTCCCAAGGTCGACGGTGCGCGATCTGTCGGCTAGAAAAAGAGCATCCGATGACAGGCACTCCTGGAAATAGGCTTGGAGTGGACCACTGCCATAAAAGCGGAAGAATTAGGGCGCTTCTGTGTTCTCGGTGTAATAGGGGGATAGGGATATTCGCTGAAGACTCCGAGGCGTTACGGGCCGCTGCTGACTATTTAGAGAGACACGCTCATGCCGATTTGGGACAGGTTGTGCCGGACATGCGGATGGGTGAAGGTAGATTCATTCGAGCCACGTCACGACGTAGAAGTGAGATGTCCATCCGGGCACTTGACTGAGAAGGTTTACGTAAAACATCAGTGCGCTAACGTGGTAGACGATTCCTGGCCTGGGGGGCGTGTCTTTGAGCATCTTGGGCACACGCCACTCACGCTCTATAGCCGAAGCGAATACAAACGCGAACTTGCAGCGCGAGGACTGCGAGAATTCGTGCGTCACACGCCGACTCCCGGCAGCGACCGTTCGCCACACACGACGAGTTGGTCGGCCGTGAGTCAGTACAGCCTCGACGAAGCGACCAAACTCCTAGAGAGGCTTGATGCTCATCAGCCCGTCCGGAACGCGCCTGTCGATCAAGGCGCCGATTGACCTGCCACAGAATTGGACGCAGTTGCTCATCGACAGCGAGATCCTGTTCGCCGACATGGGCCTCGTCTTCGACCTTCGGTGTATTCCATGCCTTCGTGTCGGCGATACCGAGGGCGCTTATTGTGTCGGCGATGTCAACGCCGAGCACAACGTCTTCTCGATTACGTGCGGGTGTCGGTCCCGAGTCGGTCGCGGGTTGTTCACGGCTCCCCAGCCGCCGCGCATGACGTACGCCCGAGAGCGGACCGAGGACAAGCGCGAAGAAGTGATCCCGCGAGACATTATGAAGCAGATCGAAGCGTTCGAGACGGTCCTGAAGCAGTTGGACTTGCAGTACCTCGTTCGGTGCCTTCGGTGCCGGCTGGAAAATCGGTCCAGTGACGGCGTGCGCGGGGCGAAGGGTGCCAATGCGAGTGAATTCCACCTGACGTGTGACTGCACGGACAGGGTCTATCGCGGCGCCGACACGCCCATTCTGACGCACTAGGACATGGCGAACATGAAGGAATGCCGCTGCGAGACGCCCGCGCCGCTCAGGAAGCCGAGTGGCTGGTTGGTCTGCATGAAGTGCCTTGGAACGATTCTCGTCCGTCCTGAGCCATCCAGGCGCCCCTGAGAGACGGTTGACAATCCGAGACGTAGGAGTTTACTATGACCACAGCAAGTAGCGACGGCGACACGCCGCTGACGTTCGACAGCCCGAGCCTTTCGTGGTCCGAGCCAGCCGCGCCAGCGTCAGAAGCATCGCCGACTTCTGAACCGACAGTTCCCGACGCTGCCGTAGCGTCACCGCCAGCGGGTGCGACAACCCCGCCGCCGGACACGCCTGGAACTGGCGAACAGCCCCGCGATGAGACGGGGCCGCTTCCGTTTGAAAGACATCGGGCCATCCTTGAAGCCGAGCGCCAGAAACGCACGGACCTGGAGGCCAAGTGGCAACGAGTGCAATGGGCTGACGAACTGGTTCAGCGCGGAGCCACCCAGGAGCAAGTTCAGCAGGCATTGTCGGTTCGCGGCGATCTGCAACGCGATCCGGTCGTGTTCATCGAACGACTTCTGGCCGAAGCCGCAGGACGACCAGACTTAGTTCAGCAGGTGCGGTCGATTGCCGGTCGAGTCCTTGGCACGTCAGCGTCGGCGCCATCACAAGCGCCAGCGTCCGACGACCAGGAGCCGAAACCGGACTTTCAGAGTGAGAACGGAACGCCGTTCTACTCAGCGCCGCAGTTGCAGAAGTGGCAGGAGTGGAATCAGCGCCGGATGCAAGCCGTGATCGACCAGCGGCTCGCACCGATCGAGCACGAGCGACAAGCTCGACAGGCTGAAACCTCCCGCCGGGAAACCTTCAACAGGTTCTACGAAGACGGGTCCAAGCAACTTGACGAACTTAAGAAGCTTCCCCACTTCAACGAGAACTTCGAGAAGGTCAAGGCGTACATGGAAACCCAGAACTACGGGATCTCCCTGGACGCCGCCTTTCTGCATGTGCTGACCTCGGACGTGCTCCCGGCACTCAGTCAAACGGAACGGGCCAAGACCATCGCGGAACTTCGCACCCAGGCCGCCGGTACCTCGGTGAACCCGAAGTCCGGCGCCGCATCGGTGCCCGCGAGTCCGAAGGGGTTCTTCGACCCCGCCTTGAAGTGGTAGGGTCGGCTCTCTAGGTCGTGGGCGCCAGTGAAAGGCGTCCAATTATGAGTTCGCCCAACGACGGACAGCGAGTGGCCAGTAACTGGCAGGCTGTCCTCAAAGAGAAGCCCGAAGATCAGATCCACAACGACTACTGGCTCTTGAATCAGATGTCCTCGGGGGACGGGTTCAAGGGTCTCTCCGGTGGTGACTACATTTCGAGTCCCATCGAGTACGCGCTCAATTCCACCGTTCAGTCCTACTCGGATACGGACACCTTCGCCACGACTCGCGTGGACGTGTTTGACCGCTACGAGTACGACTGGAAGGAATACGTCGGCGTGATCGTCATGTCCGACCTGGAGTCCGACCGCAATGCGGGCGAAGGGGAATTGTTCCCGTTGCTGCCGGCGAAGATGGAGAACCTGCGGCTGTCGCTTCGCTCGACGCTGAACACTGATATGTTCGGCGACGGCAGCGGCAACGGCGGGAAGGCGCTCGACGGGCTTCAGAAGCTCGTATCGTCAACTCCGACCACTGGCACTGTCGGCGGCATCAACCGCGCGAACTTCTCGTTCTGGCGCAACCAGCAGACGTCCGGAGCGGCCACGGCCTCGGCGTTCGACAACCTAAGAGCGGGGATGCGTTCGATCTACAACCTCTGCTCGAACGGCATCGGCGATCAGCATCCAAAGTTCGGCGTCACGGACCGAACCACCTTTGAGGCGTACGAGTCGTTGCTCGTCGCCAACGAGCGGTTCGCCGACAAGAAGTCCGGCGACGGCGGATTCTCGAACGAAGTGCTGAAGTTCAAGGGCGTGCTGCTGTCATACGACAACGCCTGTCCTGCGGGCACGATGTACTTCCTGAATCCTCAGTTCTACAAGCTGGTGTACAAGACCGGCTCGTGGATGAAGGCGAAGCCGAAGGTCACTCCGGCCAACCAGACCGTGGACATCGTGCCGATCCGGACGATGTGCAACACGATTGCGACTGCTCCGCGCCGGCTTGGCGTGATCACGGCCATCAGCTAATAGGAGACAGGACATCATGGCAGGCCAACTCACCACGAATCCGACCGCCGTCGGTCAGGAATTGTTCAGTTCATCGGCCGTTCCGGCCCATGCCCTCGGCGAACTCGTCACGGACGGGTTCGGCGGGAAGTTCCGCTACGTCAAGGCCGGCGCGTCGGCCCTCGTCGTCGGAAACATGATTCAGGCGCCCGCAGAGATTGCGAACCACTACGGGTGCTCTGTTCCCATCACGGCGGTTGGCGCCACACAGGTGACGGTCACTCCCGGCGCGACAGCCGGCGCCGCGAACCTGTACTCCAACGGCTGGCTGGTCGTCGACACCACGCCCGGCCTCGGCTATCGGTATCCGATTGCGAGTCACCCGGCCATCACGGCCAGCACGGCCTTCGTCGTGACGCTGAAGTTGCCGATTCAGGTGGCGTTCACGGCGTCGACCAAGGTCACACTGGTGCCGAATCCCTACAGCGGCGTCATCCAGTCGCCCGTCACGACCCTGACCGGCTCGGTCATCGGCGCGGCGGTCTATCCGATCACGGCCGGCGAATACGGCTGGGTTCAGTCTGGTGGCCCCGCCGCCGTGCTTGTGGCTGGAACGCCTGGCCCAGGACTCGGCGTCGTGGTTCCCGGCACCGCGGCCGGATGTGTCGTCGTGGACGGCGCAGCGTCAGCGACTCCGGTCGTGGGATACATGATGGTCACAGGCGTCGACGGCAAGGTGTTGCCGGTCGTCCTGACCATTGACTAGTTCGAGTCGATTCGCCCTGGCGGGATGAGTTCGGCGCTCCGGCTCATCCCGCCCAAAGCGAATCGCAACATAGGAGAGCGCACATGGCAGAAATCAGAACCTTCACTCAGCCGGTGAAATTCTCCGGCGGACTATCCACGGCGGCGGCGGCGATTACCGCAGGCACGGGAACCATCACGAAAGCCCACGCCGGGAAAGTGGTGTCGTTTGGCTGCCTCACTGGCACCATACTGACATTGCCAGCGGCGAGTGGAAGTGGCGGCATTTACCGATTTGTGATCGGCGTGGCCGCGACGTCGAATGCCAACATCATCAAGGTGGCGAACGCAACCGATGTGATGGCCGGCAGTATCAACCTCCAGCAGGACGTTGACTCGGCCGGGACACTGAAGATGTGGCAGGCGGCGACCACCGACGACACCATGACCTTTGCCGGCGCCGCGACGACCGGGGGGATCAAGGGCGGACACATCCAGTGCATTGACTATGCCGCTGGGTTCTGGTCATGCCTGGCCCTCACCTCGTCAGGTGGCGGCTCGGAAGCGACCCCATTCTCGGCGACCGTTAGCTAGCACGACGGTTGACGTGTTACTTGCCCGTCGGTGGGTCAGTCTCGGCTCACCGACGGATTCTCTCCTTCCCAACGAGGTGTTATGGCACAGCCCCAGAAATCCGAAAGCCTTCCCGAACAGAACGTCACGCTCTCCTTCGCGCAGTTGAAGGAACTGCTCGAAGCGCAGAAAGAAACGCCGGAGGAAAAGCTTGCACTCATCAAGGCCCAAGCGGAGGAAAACGCCAAGGCCAACAGGGCGCTCATTCGGCCCGAGAACGCCCCGCATCCACACAAGAGCGCCTACTCGTATCCCGAAGGAGATGTGGCCCGGCCCCGTCAAGCTTTCCGGTGCAAGACGATCTGGGTCGCCGAAGAACTTGGCATGGACCTGACCACGGCGGAAGAAATCGAACTCCTGAACCAGTTGGAGCCGGGACGTTACACCTGCACCCGCTCCGACGGAGCCAAGATGCGCGTGGACGTGACCGGGGACCGCGACCAAGTGACCGGCAAGCTCCAGAAGCTCTCGGTCTGGTTCGACACTCGCGGCTTCCTCCGTCACAACCTGCCGTCGCGCGTAGCGATGTGCGAGGAAATCATCAGCCAGCAGGCGCCGGCCCTCGTCACGGCGTAAGAGCCTATGCCCAACCTTCAGCAGTCGCCGCCGTTTCAGACTCCGGGACAGCAGGACATGCCGATGCCCATGGCACGGCCCTTGCCGCCCATGTCGCCGAAGATGGCCCAGATGCCGTCTCAGGCCATGTCGCCTGACGCCCTGAAGCGCATGGCGATGATGAAGCTCCTCGGGGGAGCCGGACGGTGACACTCGGCGACTTGCTCAGCGATCTCTATCGTGACTTCAACTACGCCGATTCTCCGGCGACGGCGGTCACGACTCGCTTCAAGGCCAGCCTCAACAAGGCCCACGCGGCGATTCTACGGGAGCC